AAGAATGGTTTATTTCTAATAGATGATACAAAGGACAATGACACTCTTGATAACACCAAGAAGAACATTGAACCTAAAGAGGATGACAATAAAGATTGGCTTCCTGATAATGGTGTAAAGTTTGAAAACGCCAAGAAAGCGTTTAAGAAGGGAGTTACCATAGCGGATATTCGCAAGAAATATAAAGTAAGTAAAAAAGTAGAACAATTATTAAATAAGTAAATTATGTCAGATAAGAAGTATGTAGGAACGGGTAGACAAGCACCCAACGGAATGGAGATTGTAAATATCTCTATCGCAGAATCCAAAGTTAAAGAATTTTGGAGTGAGTATAACGGAGAGCGTTATTTACGTTTAGGCGTTTCAAAGAAGCGTGAAGCAGACCAGTACGGTAAAACTCATAGTGTTTACATTGATGAGTGGCAACCAACCTCGAACAACAATAACCAATCAAAGGCAGAGCCAGTTAAAGTCGCAGACGATGACTTTGCTTTCTAAATATGAGAGGGGTCGAAAGACCCCTTTTTTTTTTGCTATGAAAACTAATTATATAAAAGTAGATATGCAAGGTTTAGGTAAACTTTCATTTACAGAAAAAGCTGTATTTTCTTATATCAAGTCATTGTCTAAAGACAAAGGGTACTGTTTCGCTTCAAATAAGCACATTTGCGAGACTTTAACGCTAAAGGACAGGACTTTATATAGAATTTTAAATAGACTTGAGCAGAACGCCTGTATTAGACGTGAGACAAAGAGTTTAGGTTTTGATGGTAAACAACGTAGAATTTACATCAATCCTCAATTCCTTTCGTAACATGTTACGATATGATTCATAATATTTATTACCTTAATATGTATCATCTTATAAATCATTAATACTCATGTTATATACGATACATGTTATAATACGTAACATGTTATATAATTGTAAAAAAAACAAAATAAAAATGAAACAACAAAATGTATTTACAGGAATTTATTAACATTGGCGTTGAAGTTAAGAATATTAGTGGTGAACAAAAGGTGCGGTGTCCTAATTGCAAGAAGTTAGGTAAAGAGCATTGGAAAGACACTTGTTTGTCAATAAACACCGAAAGAGGCATTTATAATTGCCACAAGTGTAGTTGGAAAGGAACAGTAAAGAAGTTTGAGAGAATGAGAGAATACACAAGACCCAATAAGAGTAATATGAAAGACTTGACCAAAAAGGGTCGTAAGTTTCTTAATGATAGAGGCATAACTGATGATGTTATAGGTAGAAACAAAATATTATCGTCAAATAATGACAGAGATGTATATTTTCCTTATATTAAGAATGGCGAATTTATTAACTATAAGAGGCGTGGTGTCGATGGTAAATTCTTTGCACAAGCTAAAGACGCCAAGCCAATCATATACAATTACGATGGTGTAAAAGGTAAAGAGAAGATTGTAATATGTGAAGGAGAGATTGATTCATTAAGTTGGGAGGTAGCAGGTGTTAAATGGCACACTTCTGTTAATATGGGTGCGCCAAACGTAGGAGATAAATCTATTGACAAGAAACTTGAGTGTCTTACTACTTGCTATGATATTTTCGATGAGGCGTCAGCTATTTATATTGCAACAGATAATGACGATAATGGTCGCAACTTGCAACAAGAACTCATTAGACGTTTTGGTGCTGAAAAGTGCAGAATAGTCGATTTAAGACCTTTTAAGGATGCAAATGAGGTCTTGGTAGCCGAAGGCACAGAAAGTCTCCGAAACCGCCTTAAAAACGCTTTAACGCCTAAAGTAGAGGGTGTATTTGAAGTTGATGATGTAATTGAATCAATGCTTGATGGTTTTGAGAATGGTCAAGAAAGAGGTACTACAACTTACATTCCACAGGTAGATAATGCTTGGACTTGGCGTAGTGGAGAAGTTAATATCTGGACAGGGTATCAAAATGAAGGTAAATCATTATTCTTGAATCAGCTTTCTACTATTAAAGCATATCATGATGGCTGGAAGTTTGGCGTATTTAGTCCTGAAAATATGCCGATGAAAGACTTTTTCAATGACTTGGTTGAGATGTATATTGGTAAAAGTTCTGACCCATACTACAAAAATAATCAGATGACAAAAGATGAATATCTTGAAGCAATTAAATTTGTTAAGAGACATTTCTTCTTAATATATCCTAAAAAGAATTTTAACTTGGACAGCATATTTGAACGTGCAAAGTTTCTTGTTAAGACAAAAGGTATTCGTTCTTTAATCATTGACCCGTACAATACAGTACAACATAAAATGGGTAGAGGAGAACGAGAGGATTTGTACATTAGTAGATTTATGAGTGAGTTAAAACGATTTGCAGTTGATAATAAAATATCTGTAAATTTAGTTGCACACCAAGTAACACCACAAAAAGATGAAGGCGGTAGATATTACAAACCTGATGTGAATCGTATTAAGGGTGGAGGTACGTTTTCAGACAAAGCTGATAATGTGATGTTTGTATGGAGACCTTATCGTGCTTTGGATTTCTCGAATACAAGTGTTATATTTGGCTCACAAAAGATTAAGAAACAAAAGTTAGTAGGTATTCCACAAGAGGTTGATAATATCGAATTTAACATAAAAGAACAGAGATATTACTTTGAAGGGTATAGTCCCTTTAATGATATAGATGTTCAAAGATGCGGAAAAAAGCAAGAGTAGATGCTAATCAAAAAGAAGTAGTGAAACAGTTAAGAAAGTTAGATATATCTGTACTGCATACACACCAACTTGGTAAGGGTGCGCCTGATTTGATATTAGGATATCGAAACGATAACTTTATGATTGAATTAAAAGACGGAAACAAAACAAAGAGTCAACAGAAATTAACACCAGACGAAGTAGAATTTCAAGAGAAGTGGCAAGGTAATTATGCTGTTTGTAATTCACTTGAGCAAATTTTAAACGTAATTGATTATGTTGACGAAAGAGGAGTTGCTACAAAAACTCGCAAATAAATATGATGATTGGTTCAACATGGCGTATTCTTTTAAGATATCCAAAGAACAAGCGAAAGAACTTGTGCAAGAGATGTTTATTAGGATATTTGACTATGTTAAAGACCCTCAAAAAATTATGTACAATGATACAGAAGTCAACACCTTTTATATTTACATTACGTTAAGAAACTTATATTATGCAAACATTCACACAAGTCGTAAGAAGAATCCTATCGTACATTCAACAGATTCGATTACGGATGATAATTTTAAAGGAATGTATGAGAATAGCTTGGATTATATCGAAGAAAAAAAAGAAGCGGAAGCAGTATTTGAAAGAGTTGAGAACTTGGTTGAGGATTGGTACTGGTATGACAGGGGTATCTTTAATCTGTACTATCATAAAGGTATGTCTATGAGGCACATTGCAAAAGAAACCAAGATAAGTTTAAGCAGTATATTTAACACACTAAAAAATGCCAAAGAAGCAATCAGAAAAGAGTTCGCAAGAGATTAAGTCAACTGGACTTGGAGACACCGTAGAGAAAGTGTTTCGTAAGACTGGCGTAGATAAATTAGCTAAAGCAGTTTTAGGAGAGGATTGCGGTTGCGATAAGAGACAGGAATTACTAAACGATTTATTCCCTTATGGAAAATACAATGCACCAACAGATGAAGAACTGGACATCATTGAATGGCTTTTTGAGAAGTCAAGAAACACAATTAGCGGTAGTATGGTTAAAGAGGTTTATTCTGTTTATAATCGTATCTTCAATGATAAACTGCAACCCACAAGTTGTAGCAGTTGTTTCAAACCTGTAAAGCAGAAGCTACAAAAAATACATAACAAATTTAACAGATAAAACAATTTAAAATATATATATTACTTTAATATGCCACTAATAAGACCAAAGAAATACGAGAATCAAAAAGACTTCATAATCAGATGCGTAGGTAATGCCAAGATGATACAAGAGTTTAAGGATGGAGACCAGCGACTTGCTGTATGCTACAAGATATTTAAAGAACAATTTAATCCAAAAAAATAGTTGCATATATAAAAAATAGTGTTATATTTGCATAGATGTTGACATAACGCATCTTTTTTCATATTAGTATTTTTAAAATTAAATAATTAAGGGGTTGCTTCGGCAGCCTCTTTTTTTTGTTTATATTTTGTTAATTAAAATATAGTTTGTATATTTGCTTCAAATAATAAACGAATGGACAAATTACTTAAATTCATTTTATCCCCACTATCCTTACTGAAGTTAGTATTCATAATACATCTTGTGCTCATGTTCTGGGTGCTTGAAGGTGTACTAATGATTATTCACTATATACTCGACACACCTTTACGTTGGGCGTTAAATAAAATAGAGAAGTTAATTAAGTTACTAATAAAACAATTATAATGGGAAAATCAAGTGAAGAATACATTAAGTGGAAAGAGGAATATCAGGCGCAAAGAGACCAACAGCAGATAGAACTCGGAGAGCGTTTAGAACGCCTGTATGAAGAAAAGAAAGCTGAATATGAACACTATTATAGTGAGAAGGCTACACAACGTAGAGCAGCTATAACAGATGCTTTAAACAAAGTGTTTATGGATTTCCACCCTTTGCAATTTATGAAAGATGAGTAATCAGATAGTTACATTAGATGGCAAGTTTTGGGATAAAGATTCTATCTTAAAGCAAATGGAGAATGATGAGTTCTACTATGAGTATTTAGGTAAGAACGCCTTGAGCAGTAGTAGTGTTAAGTTACTTAACAAGTCTCCTAAAGCATACGACAACTCGTTAAAGTTTGTAAACAAGAGAACAGGTGCTATGACATTAGGATGGCTTCTGCATCTTGCGGTGTTTGAGATTGAGAAGTTCGGTCAACTTAACTTTGTTGATGCAAGTACAAAGAACACCAAGATATACAAGGAGGCGTTTAGCGACAATCCAATGACGTTCTTGCAAAAGGAATATGACGAAACCATGCGACTTGCTGATGCGATATATTCCAATAGCGATGCGGTTCAACTTATAGAAGGTTTGGAATACGAGCAACCTGCTATCGGAAATATAATGAATATTCCTTTTAGAGCAAAGGCAGATGCTTTAAACAGAGGAGAAATGATTGTTGACCTGAAAAGCACAAGTGGTCTTGCAGAAGGTAGCTTCCCTTACAATGCACGCAAGTATGGTTATGCAAGTCAAGTGTACATTTATTGCAATTTATTCGGCATAAATTACAAAGATTTTGTATTTTTATGTATATGTAAGGACACTAAAGATATTGGTATCTATAACGTAAGCGAGGACTTCTACTTGGATGGAGAGGAGTTTGTCGATAATGCAGTAGGCGTTTATAATAAATGGATTGCAGGTGGTTTAGATTTACACCAGTACACTATAAATGGTACGCTATGAGAAAAAAAAAGCTAACGCAACAGCAAAGGATTGAGGCATTGGAAAAAGCAGTTACAACAATATATGCTATGACCCAAGCTATAATCGAGAAGTTGCCAAAAGATAATAAAAATGAGTTTCCACCAAAGTAAAGAGGAGTGCCGAGAAGATGTACTACTATCTTTAAGAGAAGGTATGTTGCTTATAAGTGAAGTTAAGTATCTAATGGAGTACTTCAAGGACACCGAGCAATATGAGTGCATACAAGGCGCAATGGAAGCATATAACGAATATAAAAAAGAATTAGATGGACACAGATATAAAGAGAGTTAGAGATATAATAGAGAAAGAAACTGGCGTTAGTTTAGATAACACCACAAGAAAAAGGAAAGTGGTACACGCAAGAAGAATGTATTACAGTATATTGAAGCTACACACAAAAATGTCTTTACAAGCTATTGGTGCAACGCTAAAGCTAAAACAAGACCACGCTACTGTTCTACACCAAACTAAAATGTTTGATAGAGATTACGAACAAGACAAGATGTTTCGTTCTTCCTTCAATAGAGTTATGAATGTTATAGATGGCATCATTGAAATACCAGAGGAGGAAAAACTTAAAGACAAGAACACGATGCTGAAATACAAGATGAAAGAACTTCAAGACGAGATAGCTGAACTGAAGAAAGAGGTTGAGTATTTACGCCCAAAAGCAATTCAACCGAGAAACCAACAAACAAAAGTTTACCATTGTTCAGAAGGAATAAGTGGTTCAATATATTAAAACAATATGCCTGAAAGCAAGTTATAAATATAGGGATGTTTATTGCACCCTTGTGAGTAAGGCATAAAATATAAAACAATGGAAATACAAGCAGAAACATTTGTAAAATCAATGTCGTACTTCAAAGACCAGTTAAGACTGGCGAAGCAGAAAGAGGACAACGATGAGGTAATTATGTATTACAAAAGGCAGATTGATACCTTGATGAATAGATATTACAATCAATGAAAACAGTAAATAGTTTATCGGGCGGTAAAACATCAAGTTACATAGCAGCTAATTATCCTGCTGATTATGATGTGTTTGCATTAGTAAGAACTGATGACAAAAACTGTATTTATCCTGACAAGAAATTAAGACAAGAAGTAGAGGACAGAATACAAGCACCATTCATAGGCACGTTGGAAGATGACACTATAATACATACTATGCTTGACCTTGAACAGTATATAGGTAGAAAGATTACTTGGGTAACAGGAAAGACTTTTGATGATGTTTTAGGTAGTGCTGGAACTTTACCAGACCCATTACGGAGGTATTGCACCACACAGATGAAAATGCAACCTATGTTTGATTGGTGGAGAAATGAATTAAATACACCTTGCGAATTTAGGTTAGGTTTTCGGGCAAACGAAAAACATAGAGCAAAGAGAACAACAGAGAAAACAAATGATAATGGTTTTTTAGAAATGAAAGCTATTGTTGGTAAAAGAAAGACAAGAAACAAGTGGGGTATAATTGAATGGCAAAAACCTGTATATCCCTTAATAAGCGACAACATATTCAAAGACCATATAGAGGAGTTTTGGAAAGATAAACCCGTTCGATTTGCTTGGATGAATAACTGTGTAGGATGTTTTCATAAAAACCCATTACTGATACGTAAGATGTGGGATAAGCACCCTAATAAAATACAATGGTTTGCAGGGCAAGAAAGAATTAAACACAATAAAGACGTATGGTATAAAGACAAGAACTTATCATATAACGACATAAAGAATTGGAATAAACAAGCAGAACTATTTGATGACGACTTTAATGAATGTGATAGTGGATATTGTGGATTGTAAATCAGTAAATTAAACGGATTACTTTGAACTTTATTATTTAAACATGCCAAGACCAAAGAAGAGAAGTCTAATATCAGACGAGAAGAAAAAGGAGTTAGGAATACCAATTAAGCCAAAGCCAGAGCCGAAAGAGAAGAAGCCACACGTTCCCTATTCAGATGGGCGCAGAAATAACGGTGCTGTAAAGGGAGTATCCAGAGGGCAGGGGAGGAAGCCTAAAGCTAAAGAAGCGGACATTAAGAACTTTGCGCTGGGTTCAATGAAGCGTGCCTTTGGAAGTGAGAAGAAAGCGTGGGAAGCACTTGCCGAAATGAGTAAAGAATCCTTTGCACACTTGCGCCTACTGTGGGAATACAAGTATGGTAAACCAAAAGAGCAAAAGGATATTAACGTAAAGCAAGAGGTTCACATTCCTGTAATATCTTTCCTACAACCAGAAGAAACTATTGACATTGAAGCTACTGAAATAAAAGATGAAGAAGGTAAATCTGAATCCTAAATACAACCCTCTGTTTAGAGACCCAAGTAGGTACTTTGTAATTACAGGCGGTAGAGGTAGTGGTAAATCATTTGGCGTAAATACATTTCTGGTGTTACTTACATACGAGAAGGGACACCGCATACTGTTTACTCGATACACAATGACTTCGGCATCTATGTCTATTATACCAGAGTTTATTGAGAAGCTGGAACTGATGGGCATTTCAGAGAACTTCACTATCACAAAGAACGAAATCATAAACAACCTTACAGGAAGTAGTATATTGTTTAGTGGTATTAAGACTGCAAGTGGAGACCAAACAGCGAAGCTAAAATCTATTCAAGGTGTAACTACATTTGTATTGGATGAAGCAGAAGAACTTACAGACGAGGAATCGTTTGAGAAGATTGATTACTCGGTTAGGGCAATGAATACTCAAAACCGTTGTATATTGATTCTAAACCCCACAACTAAACAGCATTGGATATATGAGAGGTTTTTTGAGAATAGAGGCATTACAGACGGTTATAATGGCGTTAAAGAGAACGTAAGCTACATTCACACTACATACCTTGACAACATTAAACATTTATCTCCATCATTTGTAGAGCAAGTAGAGGTAATGCGCCAAAGGAGACCAGAGAAGTACAAGCACCAGATATTAGGTGGATGGCTTGAGAAGGCAGAGGGAGTTGTATTTACTGATTGGGAGATTGGCGATTTCAATAACGAGTATGACACCATCTTTGGACTTGATTTCGGATTTTCGGTAGACCCCTCAAGTTTAACTGAAGTTGCGGTAGATAAGCTACGAAAGACTATCTGGATAAAAGAACACTTCTACAAAGCAGGACTATCTACGTCTAATATATTTGAGATGTGCAGAAGGTATGCAGGAAACAATCTGATAGTTTGCGACAACAGTGAGCCACGTCTTATATCAGAGTTAAAAACTAAAGGGCTTAAAAACATTACGCCTACCATAAAAAAGAAAGGTAGTATCTTATCAGGCATCGCACTTATGCAAGACTACAATATAGTAGTGGATAAGGACTCTGTGAATTTAATACGGGAGTTTAACAACTATGCTTGGAAACTCAAGGGTAGCATACCACGAGATTCTTGGAATCATGGCATCGATGGAAGCCGTTACGCAATTCAATACGCCCTTGAAAGAACTGTGCCTAT